ATGAAAATGATAGAGAAAGTACAAGAGTGGATAGATTGGTTTAAGGGGTTAGATGATAGTACGAAAGAGCTGATTGTAAAAATAGGAATGGTTGTAGCAGCTATAGGGCCAGTACTATTGATATTGGGTACTCTTGCAAGCTCTATTGGGAATATAATAGGTTTAGTAACAACAATATCAGGAGCTTTTGGTATATTTTCAGCATCATCAGGTATGGCCGCAGCTGGAGCGACATTAGCAACAGGTGCTACTAGTGGATTGGGAACAGCTCTTACTGCACTTACTGGACCAATAGGATTAACTATAACTGGAATAGCAGCATTAACTGCTGGTGGATATGCTCTTTATAAACATCTTAGTTCTGAGTCAATTCCAGAAATACAAAGATTTGGGTCTGAAGTTTCTAATAGTACCCAAGAAGCAGTAGGAGGTTTTTTAGACTTAAATGATAAAGCAACCGTTGCACTTAATTCTTTAGCATGGTCTGGTCAAGCAGTCACAGAAGAAATGTCAAATAATATAATCAATAATTTTCAATCGATGTCTGATACAATAGTTGAAAGTTTAAATAAAGGCAAAGATGAATCGCTAGAGACTTTAAATCAGTTCTTTTCTACTGCTGATGGAATAACTCAGGAAGAGAAAGAAGAAATGATTAAATCAGTAACAGAAGGTTATGAAGCAAGAAAAAAAATAGTTGAAAATGGTCAAAATAGAATAATTGAAATATTAGAGACAGCCAAAAAAGAAAAACGTTCATTAACAGAAAAAGAACAGAAAGAAATAAATGAAATACAGCAAAAAATGGTTGATTATGGGATTGAAGCACTAAGTGAGAGTGAAGTAGAACAGCGAGTAATAATGGAAAAGATTAAAAATCAAGCCAGTGAAATAACTGCTAGGCAAGCAGCTGAGGTAGTAAAGAACTCAAAAGAACAGAAGGAAAAAGTCATTGCAGAAGCTGAGGAACAATACGAAAAAGTTATAGCAGAAATAATAAAACAAAGAGACCAAATGGGAAGTATTACTGAGAAGCAAGCTCAAAAACTTATCGAAGAAGCTGAAAAGCAGAAAAATGAAACAATTAAAAGAGCAGAAATAATGCATAAAAAAATAGTAGAAGAAGCTAAAAAACAAGCTAAAGAGCACATAGATAAAGTAGATTGGGAAACAGGAGAAATCCTAAGCAAATGGGAAGTATTTAAAAATAATTTATCTGAGAAATGGGAAAATATTAAGAAAGATGCATCTGAAAAGTTAAATCAGATGGTTGAAGATGTAAAAGCTAAATGGGATGAGATGAAAACTGATATTTCAACGAAGTTAGAAGAAATTAAAAGTAATGTTTCTACAGGCTGGGACAACATGAAAACTACAGCTAAAAAGAAATGGCAAGAAATTAAAACAGAAATAATAAATAAATGGACAGAGCTTAAAAACGATGCTCTTACTTGGGCAGAAAATATGGTAACTATGTTTTCAACAGGGATTAAAAATAAAGTAAATGATGTAAAATATGCTGTTAATTCTGTAGCTATAAAAATTAAAGATTATTTAGGCTTTTCATCTCCAACCAAAGAGGGGCCTGCATCCGACTCTGATAAATGGGCTCCAAACTTTATGAATATGTTCAATCAAGGAATTATTGATAATATACCAAAGGTTGCAAAATCATCAGAAAATGTTGCACAAAAAATTAAAGATGCACTTGATAAAGTTAATAGCTATGTAGAAAATACAGTATCAATTATTGAGAAAAAATTTGAACTATGGAAACTAAAAAACAAAGAATTAGAGGGCAGTACAGAAGAGCTTTCTAAAAAGTTAGAAGTGCAAAAAGAAAAACATAAAGCTCTGAACTCTGAAATTGAGAATACTCAAGAAGCTTTAGTAATTGCAACTGAAAAATATGGCAGTAGTAGTGAAGTAGTACAAGAGTTAGAGCTTAAGTTAATAGATTTACAAATTGCTCAGCAAAAAGTAAATAATGAAATAAAAGAAACTATTGAAAAAGTTAACAATGCCAGTAGTGCTTGGGAAAAATATTATAAAGCTGTAGGGCATGGAGTATATGATTTATCTACACCAAGAGGTGGTGGAGGCAGTAGTAGGGATGATGACAATTCAGAGCACTACTATAATGAAAATACTGGAGAACATCATATATTTAAGGATGGTAAGCATACTGTAATAGATAGTAATGGCAATAGTAGGATAGTAGTTGATGAAGACAAGGAAGAAGAACCAGGTGGATGGATTGGTAGTGGTCCTAAGTGGCATGATGGTGGCTGGGTAGGAAAACCTGTTGGCTTAAAACATGATGAAGTACCAGCTATACTTCAAACTGGCGAGTTTGTTTTATCTAGAAAAATGATAAATGGATTAATAAATACTTCAAATAATGCACAGACAATTGATTACGATAAACTTGGAAAAGCTTTAGCAAAGTATATAAAGCCTTCTATTAATATGGATGCAGTTATTAACAGTCCACAGCCACTTAATCCTAGTAAAATTAAACAGGAACAAGAAGTTTTGCTTAGACAATTAGCAATGGATTGGGGTGTTTAGATGGAAAAGCTTATTTTCAGAAATAGTAAAAATGAAACTGTTGAATTAGGAGATAAAACCCCATTTATTCTAAAGCACATAACTGGTGCTGGAGGCATTGAAACAGATGTACAGATGCAGAAATCTCCCTACCAAGATGGGAAAACCTATATAGACAGTGTAATTAATGAAAGATTAATCTCTTTAAATGTAGTCCTTATATCAGAAAGTGAAGAAGAAAGATTCCAGTTAAGACATCAAATACTAAGAGTATTTAATCCTAAACTTGGCAAGGGAACTCTTACTTATCAGCATGATGGAGGAGAAAAGGAGGTTGAGGTAGTTGTAAAAACATCACCTACATTCAAAGAAGATAATGAGCTACCAGAGGAGCAATTGGAAACATTAATTCATCTAATTGCTCCTTTACCATTTTGGCTTGACACTTATGTTGAGAGCAAAGAGATTGCTACTTGGAATGGTGGTTTAAAATTCCCTTTAGTTTTGAGTTCTGGATTTGCAACTAAAGGGTCTCCAGAGATAGTGATAAAAAATGAAGGTGATGTAAAAACACCAGTTATTGTTGAATTTTCTGGTCCAGCTACCAATCCTAAAATTGAGAATAAAACTACTAATGAGTTTATAAAAGTAAATAAATCAATTTTAGCTGGTGAAAAACTCATTGTTTCGACTAAGTTTGGAAATAAAATAGTAGAAATAGAAGATTCTTTAGGTAATAGAACTAATGCTTTTAACTGGATTGATTTAAATAGTACATTTTTTCAATTAGTACCCGGTACAAATGTTATTAAATGTGATAGTGACGAAGGAACAAACGAGGCTAAAATATCTATTCAGTGGCGTAATAGATATATAGGAATATAGTGAGGTGATTTTATGGCCGAACATTATAGATTTTTTAACAGTACAGTCGAAGATCCAAGGGAGTATCAAGCGGATGAATTTGCTGAATATTTTAGAACATTTCTAACTAATGGTGTGTTTAATGGAGAGCAAGCTTTAAAGGTTACTGCTGAAGGTTCTACTATGAACACAATAGTAGATTCAGGATATGCTTTTATCAATGGATATATGTATAAAAACGATAGCACAAAGACATTAACACATAGTGCTGCAGATGCTTTTCAAGACAGAATAGATAGGATTGTAATTAGATTAGATATGCTAAGCAGAAATATATTATCAATTATTAAAGAAGGCACTAAGTCTGATAATCCAATCCCACCTGAACTTGAACGTACAGATACTGTATATGAGATTTCATTAGCACAGGTAAGAATAATTGCAGGGAAAAGTTATATTGAACAAAGTCAAATTGTAGATGAAAGACTAGATGAACAGTTATGTGGATTTGTTTCATCATTAATAACCATACCTACTAATGATATGTGGGATGATTGGCTAAATGAAAAAACTAATATATCTAATGAATGGAATACATGGTTTAATAATGCTCAGAATGAGTATAGTCAATTAGATTTAAACCAGTTTAAAAACGATTTAGATTCACATACGCTAGATATAGAAAATCCTCACAATGTTACTCCTGGTCAGATAGGAGCTGAAACTCCTACTGGAGCTCAATTAAAAGCTAATACAGCTGAGAGTAATGCAAAAACATATGCTGATAATATAGCAAGTCAAGCTGAAAGTAATGCCAAAGCTTATGCAGATTCAGTGGCAAGTGCTGCAGAAACAAATGCAAAAAATTATACAGATACCCATGAAGCTAAAAGCAATCCTCACGACATCACACCTGCAAATATAGGAGCAGAGACGCCAAGTGGAGCACAAAGCAAAGCAGATACTGCTGAAAATAATGCCAAGGCGTATACTGATACACACGAAGCTAAAGCTTCTCCTCACAGTGGGCACGTAAAAGGAACTGTTTCTTTAACCGTTTCTACTGCTGCTCCTACAAGCCCGCAAACTAACGACATTTGGATTGATATAAGTGAGTAAAGAGGGTGATAGGTTGAAACCTATTAGAGTAATAGATAAGAATTTTAATTTGCTGGCAGAAATTGATGACTATGAAGCTTTGATCTTTACTCGAAGTTATCACAAATACGGACAATTTGAGCTTCATATAAACATAAATAAAAAAGATACAGACAAACTACAGAAAGATAACTTGATAATTATAGGTAGTGATACTAAAAAAGTTGGAATCATTAGGCATAGAGAGTTGAAGCTTGATGAAAGTGGCAAGCAGAGTGAAACATTGCTTGTTAAAGGATTTGAATTAAAAAGTGTATTAGGGAGAAGATTTACAGTTCCACCTGCTGGACAAGCTTACGATTACATTAACAATAATGCTGAAACTGTATTAAAGCACTATGTAGATGTAAATGTTATAAACCCTACTAACGTAAACAGAAGAATTAAGAATTTAATAATTGCAGATAATCTTAATAGAGGAGAGCAAATAAAGTATCAAAGTAGATTTAAACAGTTAGATAGTGAACTTGAAAAAATATCTATAGTAAGTGGATTAGGTTGGACTGTATACCTAGATATACAAAATAAAAAATGGGTTTTTGATGTATTAGAAGGCAAAGATTTGACTTCTAGTCAAACTAATAATCCCCCAGTAATTTTTAGTGTTGATTTTGACAATATAAAGGGACAACACTTTATAGATAGTGAGCTTAACTATAAAAATGTAGCTTATGTTGGAGGTCAAGGACAAGGTGAAAGCAGGGAAATCGTTGAGATAAATTCAGAAAAAAGTGGTCTTGATAGAATAGAAACTTTTATAGATGCAAGAGATATTGATATACAAGAGGATTTAATTGATAGAGGTTTACAAAAATTAAAGGAATTAGAACCATTACAATCATTTACAAGTGAAGTATCAACCTATGGACCATTTAAATATCAAGAGGACTGGGATATAGGAGATATAGTCGCTGTTCAGAACAAAAAATGGAACATAACATTAGATTCTAGAATCACAGAAGTAAAAGAGATATACGAACCTGATAGATTTAGTATAGAAGTTACCTTTGGTAGCAATATCCCTACAATAATCGACAAAATTAAGCAGGAGCTAGATAAACCACTTATTGAGACAGGTGGAGAAATTGGAGAAGTAAGTTGGAGCAGTATCCCAGACAAACCAAGTGAATTTACTCCAGCACAACATGATCATAATGATTTGTATTATACAGAAGATGAGATAAATAATCTACTTAATAGCTATGCCCTGTCAAGTCATAATCACGATACTATATATTCAGCTATAACTCACGATCACGATGGAAGATATTACACCGAATCAGAGATAAATGGACTTCTTAGTAATAAATCAGATGTAGGCCATACTCATTCATATTTGCCTTTAATTGGTGGCACGATTGATGGACTTACTGTGATAAAGAATGATAGTGGGATAGATGTAACTAATACTGGACAAATCAAAGCGTTACAAATTTACCAGCCAACAGCAGGTGCAGATGCTTTAATGACTTTTCATGTTGCAGGAGATCATGCTTGTCATTTCGGTTTAGCGGGAGATATAAATGACCTTGTAGTTGGTGGCTGGAGTAAGGGTGCTAATAGATATAGGATTTGGCACGAAGGTAACTTTGACCCTTTAACTAAAGCTGATGTAGGGCATACACATAGTTATGCTCCACTATCTCCAAGTTATCATTATGTAAAAGCAGGAAATGAAGAAACTAAATTTAGATTATGGGGTACGAGTAACTATTATGGTGTAGGCATGGTGAGTGGAGTAACCTATGGATATCTCGGAGATTACGCCATGACATTTTGTATGAACAATGATAGTGACAGAGGTTGGTGGTGGGGGTATCAAGGACAGTCAAAATCAGATGGTGCTATGTCACTTACTACAGATGGAAGATTAAAACTAAAAGATAGGCTTAGTTTTGGGGGACATAGTGGCGACGATAGGTATATAAGAGGTGAAGGGGAGTATCTTAGAATACAAACACCATATGGATTTATAAGTATAGGGGCTGGTAATACAAGTTATTCTCACTTTTTCACAGATAGACCATCATTTTACTTTAATAGAGCTGTAGCTGTTGATGGAGATATAAAATATTACAAATATAATAACAGTGAATATTTAGCTAATGTGTCGAAGAACGTTACACATGATGTCTTACATAATAACACAACATTAAAAAGCGGATTCTACACTACTGCTGAAGGATTGTATAATGCAAACAATACAGCTCAAATAGAAGGCAATTGGTGGCATATAATAAATATGCACCACCATAATAATGATGGATTTAATGCACAGATAGCAGTTGGTTTATCTGGTGGCAAGGAAAGAATTTATACAAGGTGGAGTAGTGGAGGTGCATGGACTGAATGGGATAAAGTGCCAGTAGGAAATTGTGGTAAGATAACTATTTCAAGTTCAGCACCAATCTCACCACAAATAAATGATATATGGATAGATACATCAAGTTAGAGGAGGTGTTAGTATGGATTTTACTAAGAAAAAAGAAGAGTTGATTGAAGAATATAGTAAAACTATAAACACTATAAGATTACTTGACAAAAGGGCAATAGAACTTTTAGCACAAATAAATCTTCTTGAAGAATTGGAAAGTAAAGAAAAAGAAGGTGGATTAGATGGCACAGATTAAATTTTATAATGGTAGCTCTTGGGTAACGCCAAAAGCTATAAAACAATGGAATGGTAGTGAGTGGGTTGATAGAATAGGAAAGTATTGGAATGGAAGTAATTGGGTTGACTTTATAAAGTATATTTTAGAAGATATATTTTATGTCACTGTTAATGGTGTAGTAGCTAGGCGTGATTTAAACGGTAATGAAATATGGAGGTATAATCGTTCGAACAATGGATATGTGTCTATGGATATTGATAAAGAGGGTAATTTTATAGCTGGAAACACAGGTAACATGGTAGATAAATATGATAAAGATGGCAATTTATTATGGAATTATTTTATAGGTGGAATAGTTTGGGCTGTTTGTATGAATAATGATGGTACAATATACGCTGGAAAGAATGATTTTGTTGATAATTTATTTAAAATAAATAGTGATGGTACTAATATTTGGTCAAGGTCTGTTAGTGGAAAAGTAAGAAACGTAATATCGGATACCAATAAAGATGTTTATGTTTTTTGTGAAGGCAGTTTAAAGACATTAGAGAAATATGATGGTTCTACTTACGGGCAAATATGGCAGTACATTGGTTTTGACGGCAATATACCATTACATGGAGCTATAGATAATAATGGAGATATTGTAGTTTCAACTAGTGACGTAAATAGTGTATATACAATATGGAAAATATCTTCAAGTGGTTCGTATAAATGGAAAAGTACGGCAGGACTTTCAGGAGATAATAAATCTTTATATAAAGTTATAGTTTTACCAACAGGAGAAATATATGCGTTAGCTACAGATACTTGCGAACTTATAAAACTGCAAAGTAATAGTGCTATTATTTGGAAAAAAACACTCGACCCATATCCAAGAGATATAGGAATAGATACACAAGGGAATATATATGTCGGTGGCGATAATAAAATGTATAGAATAACCCCAGATGGTTCTTCTGAAACAACCCTGTTTAATGTTTCAGATGTAATAAGTAAAACGTGTATACTTCCGAGATATGGGGCATTTCCAGAGGTATACAATTAAAAATAATATAGGAGGTTTATATATGCAAGTTTTTATAAATGGTACAAAAGAAAGTGAAGAAAAAGTTAGAATAGAGCTTATTCATTATCAGATTGATAAATTACCAACAGAAAATATTAATAATGGATATCTAATAGATAAAGAAAGCCTACCAGAAATACCGCAACCAAAAAGAGGTATAACATATCAATTGTATTACAATCCATTAGAAGATATACTTTGGTATGAAGAAAGAAGTAGACCTCTAACCCAAGAAGAACAACAAGAAATTATAAATGAAAAGCTTGACTTACTTATGTTAAATCAACTTGAAAGTGAGGGGATTTTATAGTGATTAGTGAAACTAAAGTGCAAATGTTATTAAAACTAATTGAGAGTAAGACTATAACAGTAGAAGATATTAAAAACGCTGAATATAAGGCAGAGGTTGAGAATAGATTAGGACAAAATTAATAGTAAAATAATTATTCTTAGGAACACCTGACGAGGTGTATTTTTTGTGTAGAAATGAGGTATAAAATGGAAAAGGAGATATTCAAATTACTTGTTTCGCAAGGGGTATTCGCAGTATTGTTCGGATACCTTCTTTTTTATGTCTTAAAGGAAAATTCTAAAAGAGAAATAAAGTATCAAGAAATAATTGAAGAATTGAGTAACAAGTTTAGCATTATCGAAGATGTCAAAGAAGATGTTAAAGAAATTAAAAATAAAATTTTCAGTTAAGGTAGGTGTTGATATGAGAAGATTTAAACAATATACAATTGAGGAATTTGAAAAGTGGCTTATCACATTAAATCTACAGAGAAACATAAAAGAAATTCATGTGCATCATACTTGGCGGCCTACTAAAGAAGGGTATATGAAGGTTAAAGACAAAGAAAAGGTTATATGGTCTATGTGGAAGTATCATACCACTACTAGGAAATGGCAAGATATAGGGCAACATTTCACAGTATCTCCTGATGGTTTGATTTGGGATGGAAGGAGTTTAGAATTAGCTCCTGCTTCTATTAAAGGTAGAAATTCGGGAGCAATAGCAATTGAAATGATTGGTGATTTTGATATTGGGAGAGAGAGACTAGAAGGGAAACAGCTTTATTCGATTACTAGAGCTGTTTTTTTAATGCTTAAAAAATTTAACTTAAGCTATGAAGATATCGTATTTCATAGAGAATATAGTAACAAAACATGTCCAGGAAGCAGTATCGATAAAGATTGGTTTATAGAGCTAGTTAAAAGAGCAGGAGATTCAAAAGAAATTCATTGGAAAGAACAAGGGCTTTATTACCTTAACAAATATGGGATACTCGATGATATTGAGGGTTGGAAAAAGAAAATTGATGAATCAATGCCCGTATGGGCAGTGACTATTTTATTATCAAAATTATACAAAAAATTGAAGGAGGAGAAATAAGATGTTAGATAAAAAAAGATTAAGAAATTATGGTTTATGGGTAGCGGTGGCAGCATTTATATCAATGTTGTTAGAAAGTTTTGGTCTGGATGTGTTGCCTGAAAACTACAATCAGCTTATAAAATCATTTTTAGGTATTTTGGTACTATTAGGTATAATAAATAATCCTACAACTGAAAATAAAGGTTTTTTAGACGACTAGGGCTTAGGCTCTAGTCTTTTTTGTTTTTTGAAGGAGAAAAGTTTATTTTATTGAATTATATTATAAAAAATATCAATTTAGTATAATAGAAACTTGTGACAAACGATACCATTAATGCCGTAACAATTATACCTGATATGCCTGCTCCTACCCATATAATGATAATTGGTGCTAAAGCTGTTTTAGGAAGAGCATTCAGTATAACCATGTAAGGATCTAAAACTCTTGATATGAATTCTGACCACCATAGCAGTATGGCTATCAAAGTTCCTAATAGAGTTCCTAGGACAAAACCTACAACTGTTTCAAATACACTTATACCGATATGTTTAAATAATGAGCCGTTTGTAGCTAGTTTTAAAAATAGATTCCACATCTCTGAAGGATAACTTGTTAAGAATGTATCTACCAATTTTAACCTTGCTGCCAACTCCCATAAAAGAAAGATAACTATTAATATAGCTAACTGGGTAATGAAGATAGTTCTCTTTTTTCTCTTTACACTTTTTAAAAATTGAATATGTTCTTCAGAAAATTTGTTTTTACTATCCAT